ACTGTTGTTGTATTATCAGCGTAAACTACCGAATCACCATTTGCAAATGGATTATTAGATATCTGAATAAACGCAGTTTGTGTACCAGAATTTATAATGCCAGTATTAGCATTAAAGTTAAGAGCTCGTGATTGGCCATTTGCTACATATACTTTTCTTAAACGGAAAGCATCAGAAACACCAAGTGCCCAAGGACCGCGAGTACCGCCAGCGTTATTTGAACAAACAGCACGTGTATAAATCGAGCGAGTTACACCTTTTACTGCTGACGCAATATTGTTTCTAGTTGCATTGTAAACAACCATCACATCCGCAGATGTTGAAGTTCCAGAACTTGCATTAGCAATAGTGTTTGCTAGAGCAATAACCATAGTATCTGGTGATGTAACAGTGGCTGTGCGAGTTATTTTGCTAGTGAGTGAAATTGGAACATTTGCTGGATAGTAAAGCTTTACTGAACCGCCAGAATATGTTTGACCAGGACCCGAAGTAAGAATCATTGATGATGCGCCAGTTACCTGAGCAACCTGTCTAATAACTTCATTACCGCCTGAGCTGTTTAGAAACTTAACAAAGTCGCCAGCACTAAATACATTCAAGAAGTTAGTACCGCCGGCACCGGCAACTTGAAGATTTGAAGTAGAACTTGCACCAATAGAAATTGTTCCAGATGCGTTTGCTAGTGCCTGATAGTTTCCTTTAGGAATAACTAGCAATTCTTTCTTTGCCGAATCACCAAGAACTCCAGTGTATGGGAAAGTTTCGCCCGAACCAAGATTTAACGTAATTTCGCCAGTTGAGAGCGCTGTTTCAGCGTCATTAATGGTTCTATATGTATATGTAATTCTTTCTGCTGATCGCATAGCAGGAACAGAACTATATAATAGAGAAGTGCCAGCAGAATCTTCTAGAATTGCAGCGCCAGAAGCACTAAGAATAACGTCGGCAATACCCTTGTTTGTTCCACCATAATAGATTGAACGAACGTCGCCGAAGTTTTTTCCACCTTCCATGACAACATCGAAAAGATAGAGTCTGTATACAGCATTTGGTGTTCCGACTTCACCCGTTTCAAGTGTAACAGAACGAATTCTTGCTTCGCCGAGTTTTGTTCCTGGAGCAGAAATTGCGCTACCGGCTGGTGCACCAGTTGTGACGTAGGTAGCAGGAGTTCCTTGAAGATCAACCTTGGCACCTTTGTTGAAATCAAAGTTTCCGGCAAGTTCTTTTACACGAACATAATTGCCGTATCCAAGACGAATTCTTGCAGCAGGATTGTTTGATGTTGCAATACCTTTAGCAACACTGGTGCTATATTCGCCTGTTTCTACTCTGAAACCATTGATATAAGCTTTGCCGGGATCAACTGACATCTTAAACGCGGTTCGCGTTTCTGAGAAAGTCTTAGAATCTCTTATATTTACGATGAATTGATCTAGAACATAGTTACCAGATTCTTCGTATGTTCTTTGAGCAATCTGGTTGCCAATTACATTATATACAGTTGATAAATTCTTCTTATATGGACGACCGTCAGCAAACTCGATAATTGGAAGGAAGTCGGTATTTGCATCTGCAACTTCCTTATCAAGAACACGAAGTTCTGGAGTTAGCTTAAGACGATCAGCACCAGGAGCTGCGTAGTTATAAGTGCCAGTAGCGTTATCAAGAAGTGATGTATCTTCATTGCTATCAATAATATCCTCAGATGTGTAGAAGCCTACAGATTTATTGAAGTCTGTGTTGGAATACTTACTTACAACTGCTAACTGTGGAGATACTCTTGAGAAGAATCCCTTCTGGTAAATAGTACCTTCATCAACAGTTACACCATAACCAGTACCAATTGGAACTTGTGCTGTATTAGCAACAGTAATTGTTGCCATGTAATTAAGAGCTTCAACATCTAAATCAGCAATTTCTGTTGCAGACAGAGCTGATGTAGATTGCTTCATTACTGTTACATGTGGTGGTACATAATATCCAGCACCTTGACTGGTAACAGAGATCGCTGTGATTTTACGTGAAGCATCTGTTACTAGAGATCCAGCTGCACCTGTACCAATTAGCGCTACAACGTTTGCAGTAGCAAATGGTGAAGTTGAGTTTCTAATTGTTTCACCAACACCAACACGCCATAAGGTAGTATTGGCAGTACCAGCAGCAAGATTATTTGCATATGGTCTAACTTTTAGAATAAGAACTTCAGAATTTGTAGTAGCATCTGTCGATATAATAACAAGATTAGCTACACCATTTTGAATTGTATGGCCTGCTAAAAATGCGCCAGCTGGGAATGTTGTACCACCAATTGAGTTTTGTACAGCAATAGCTGAAACAACTACTACTCCATCAGTATTACTAAACAACGTTGAACCGTTATTTACTCGTGTCTTAAAGATTGGATAAAGTGGACTATATACAGTTAAAGTTTGACCTGCAGCAAATGTAAAGGTATTCGAATCTGAACCAGACGAATTATACTTTACATAAAGAGTATTTAGATCTGGAGAACGTGATTCGAATCCAGCAACAGTCTTAACAATATGACCAGCTACGTTTGAGCTGTTACGTACAGACATACCTTCGTAAGCAGTAACAGAAATTGGTGTTCCATCAGTTTCTGTATCTTTAATCTTTACATAAGGAAGAACGTCGTGGCGAATAATGTTACAACCTTCAATGATTGTACCGCGCTTAAAGATGTTGTCGCCAAACTTCTCAACTTGGTTTTGCAGAATACTCTGGAGTTGATTTAGCTCACGTGCCTGAACTGCTACGCCCGGACGGAAAAGAACACGATAAAAGTTCTTTGTTGGATCGTAGTCGTCGTAGTATGGAAATACGTTTAGGTCTGTTTGCAGAGCCATTTAATTAAAACTCCAAGATTATCTTTATAATTTCTGATTTGTTGCCGCTTCGAGTAATCGGATCTAGATTTTCAAGATATAGAACCTGACCACTGCCAACAACAAAGTCTCCAGGATATTTATTAGTCAAATTATTGAGCGACGCGAGAGAAGTTACGCCTCTAATAGGTCTTACACCGCCTGGATCTAAATTGTAAATACCAAACTTATTGCTGATATACATATGATCGTTATCTGCGCCATCTGTAAGACTGATGCTATGGAAAGCACCACGTGGTTTAGCAAATGGTATTAAACTGGTTTGTTCAATAACTTCATCTTCAAGGAAACTTGTTCCTCCAGTTGGAAAGGTGCCAGTTAATTTTGTCAACTGAACTGCCGTATTAAATCCTCCAGCCGCTTTGTCATTTACTTCAATTGGAAGCAATGGAGCGGCGCCAGCAGTTGTTTGAATAACGCTGGTCGTGTTAGAAGTAAGACCAATAACTCTAGAATTTTCTGTGAATACACCTGCAACATTCGAAAGAGTAATTCTTCCAGCACTTATAGATGAAACTTTTCCAGAAGCTTGAAGAACAAGCGCTGAAACTTCACAGTTATCTCCCGTAAATGTTGAATTTGTTGTTGTGGTAATTTGGTAATCCTGAGGAACACCTGCCACCTTTGAAAGAAACAGATTGGTTCCACTTGTAACTAAAACATAATCGCCAGCAACAAAGTTATCTTTAAATGTAGGTGTTTGTGGATTAGCAAATGCTACAGCCAACTGGCCGTTAGTTCCACTGGTAGCAGTTACTTGCAAAGTAGGTAATTCAATATAGTTATTACCTTGGTTAGACACAGTAACGCCAGTAATTACTCCGGTTGTTAATGTAACAGATACGGCAAGCCCATCTCCACCAGAAAGAGGATTAGTTACGGTTACGGCTGCGTCTGATGAATAACCAACACCAGGATTGACAATAGTAACAACAGAAGAAATACGACCTTGATTAGTTTTCTTAATCGTAGTAGTGCCGGATGTAACTGAAACATTTCCATGAAGCTTGAATTGCTTAAATTGATGAACTGTTTCACCAATGCTAAATCCAGTTCCAACTGTATTTGCAGTTTTAAGAAGAATATCTACGTTTGTATATAGAGGATTCTTAATAACACCTACTTGACGAAAATCATTTTCAACTGGAATAGTTGAACCTTCGCTGTTTACAAACTTAGTACTAATGCAAACTCTTTTACCACCTAGTTCAGTCAGTGGATCTGCTCCATGGCCATTTATAGGTGAAATGATTGGCTTTAATGTTGCAGCAGTAAAGCCGGCACTGCCTGATACAGAAGCAGGAAGATCAATAAACACACTATCGACTGTAACTGGAATACTGTTTGTAGTTTTTCCGGCATATGCTTCGCCATAACGATAGCCTGCGCCAACGTTAAGCATTTCAATTTCTACAATTGAATTAGAACTTGCACCATCAATAATAGCTCTACCTTCAGCGGCGGTTGTTTCACTTCCATCTCCCCATATGTAAACATACGGATAAACTTCGTATTCATCGCCGGCTGCGGGAACAGGATTAAATGGTGAATCTAGGATAAAGATTTTTTGGCCACCTTGGCCACGATAATCTACAATACGACGATATTGATTTGCAGCACCATTTGAAGACTCAGTAATTTTAATTACACATCCTGCGTAATAATCGTCTTCTGCCTCTGCAGTATCTGGTGCACCATAGATTTCATCGTTACCACCAACGCTGATGTCAGTAGTTCTAAAAATGCCATTGTTGATGTAGTTATCATAACCCTTGCCGCGTGTAATAATATCAACTACTTCAATAGTACCTGGAACGGCCGCATTTTCTATTGTTGTATTTGCAACGACTGGAATATAGTTTGTTGTAGCAAACTTTTCATACTGTGCTTTGGTAATACTATACATGTACTTCCAAATATATTCATCACCAGTAGGATATGGTTCTTCTGATTTTATAGATGGAGCGTCAGTAGAACTTACTTGTACTGTACTATTACTGGCATTAAATAAGCATTTGAAAACATTAAATTCTGTACCAGCATCTACAACCGTGTAAAACTTCTTTGTATCTAAATCGCCATCAGTATGATCGTACTTATCATAGTAAGTACCAGAAGACCAAAGATACTTAGGAATAACATGAGCTACATCACTAGAAGAAATTCTCTTTGCAAAAATCATATCATTATAAACATCAATGTTTGTAGACTTGATGCTATTATTTGGAGTAGTTAGAACAGCATCACTTCCAGGATACGGAGTATGCTTGCCGGCAAAGACAAAGTAATCGTTATTGGCAAAAGAACCAACAAAACTTGCGGCACTTTCTACATTAAAATTTGTTGTTACAAGTTTTTGAGTAACTGACATTTATTCCTCGATCGTCTTTGTTAAGTAGTGACCAGCTGAAGGCGCACCACTTGTAGCACTAGCTGTTATATTTATAGGAGTTCCACCGATAGCTATTGCAAGTTTAACAGTAGATCCAGATGTTTGTACAATATAATAGTTTGTATTATTTGCTAATCCGCTAACTGCTGTATTTCCAGTTGCAGTTGTGTATCTTACAATATCACCATTTGCAAATGGATTTGGCGTGATGTCTGTATCAATAGTTTCATTATCATTGTTAACATCACTGTTTGAGTTGAACTGAACTTCCTCGCCAGTTGCAATCTCGGAAAGCTCTACAGTTATTGAATCTTCTTCGACAACTAGAGCAGAACCAAAGAACTTGGTACCAGCAGTATGCATTACCTTCTTAAACATGTCTGCATAACGATCTACAGAGATCTTCGACAGAATCTCATACGAGTATTCTTGATAGTAGTCACCGTCATGAATGTACATGTCTTCAGATAGGAAGCCTTTCGAACTTCTATAGTATCCTTCACCAATGCCATGTCCATCAACAACAATTTTAATAGACCCTGAACGAGTACCGTCTGATGAAGTGTATTGTAAAACATCACTGTTCGAATAACCAACACCAGAGTCTACAACCTGTAAAGATGTAATTTGGCCATTTGCTGTAATAACGTTAGCTTCAATCTGAGCATTTAAACCAATCGGATAGATAAGGTCTAAATCTTCAGTAACTCCTGTAATTTGAGCTTCTGCACCTGAGAATTCGCCAAGTAGAAGTGATTCACTCGGTGGAGAACCTGGTCTAAATGTATTTTCAAAGCTAAGTCTCTTTACACGCACTGCAGTAGTATTGGCTGACTTGACAATACCTTTTGCAGTAGATGTAATCTGAAACAAACTCGCCGTTGCAACATTTGCACTAACATACGGATTTGAGTATGAAAGTAATGTATTTGATGATGTTACGTTGATTGTCGATGTATTACCAGATACACGAACATAATCACCAGTTGTATTTGAAAAGATTGATCGTACACTAGCGTTCATTACTGGTGTTGTGCTTTGATACACACGATCACCAGGTAAGAATCCAGGAATGGTAGAGAATGTATGTGATTCTAAAGAACCGGTTTTAGCAGAAATATCAACATTAGCACCACCGCGATCGTTTGATAATGCAAATCCTACCGTATTTGCGCTAACAATATAATAAGCGGTATTATTTGCAAGACCCGAAATAGCTGTATTACCAGTTGGCGCTCTGTAAATTACTCTTTGATTGTTTGCAAACTCATTGGCATACTTGACAATGTTATGACCATTAGCAGCTGGATTATAATATCTTAGGAAGTGACCAGCACCGCCTGGATCTAGAGCAGTAATATCTACAACAGAACCTGTTGATGTTTCTGACAACTTAAACCCAGTAGAATTAGCAAAACGTACATAATACAGAGCATTGTTTGTTAGACCGGTTACTGCAGTATTACCAGCACCTGTAATGTATCTTACCTGTTGGCCATTTGCAAACAATGTATCTGCAGTTGCAATAGTAATAAAGTCATTGCTATTTTGAACATTTGTATTTGAGTTAAATGTAGCAACATTCGAAGCCTGAGTAAGGTTAATGTTTGCACCACCCTGACTAGTCGCTAGCGTAATACCAGACGAGTTAGACATTGCAACATAATAGAATCCATTGTTAGCAAGAGGAGATAATGCAGTATTTCCATTATTAGTATAATAACGAACATATGTATTTACTGGATATGTACCATTTGCATTTGTGATAGAGATAAACTCTGTATTGGAATTTACATCATCTGTTGTATTAAATGTAGAAGAATTTGAAACATACAGAATAAAATTATTTACAGTTTGAATTTCGTCGTCAACGTTTACCGTTACAACCTTTTCATCAAACGTATCACTATAAGCACCATTATCTACTTTTAGATCATAGAACTTTAAATCTGCAAGAGTTTGATTTACTCTTTCTCCAACCGCATATACGCCACTGGCACCAGAAATATTAATAATAAAATCTCTACGACCGAATGCAGAAATATACGGTTGATAAGCAAGAACATAAGGGTCAACGTTATAACCAGCTCCAGGGTCGACACCTGAAAGTGCGCCAATAGAACCAAGTGTAAATTTATCAAACGTCAGACATGTAAAGATCTTATTCTTAGAATCACCTTGAGGATTCTTTGGAAATCCAAATGCAGCTCCAGCAATTGGTAAAGCAGAATATACTTGATTTGCTTGATTAAGTGTAGTGTAAACTGCTACAGCATCAATATTAGTATTTGTAGATGTTGCACCGTACTTAATAATATTGCTATTTGCAAATGTGCTTACATCTGCAGTTCCGCCAGTAATAGAAAAGTAATTGTGGTTATCTTTAGTTCTTAACACGCCGGTCGCAGTTTCGAATACTGTCCCGTGCGTCAGTTTGTATAAGTAATGCCCTGCTTCATCTACTTTGTTATTAGCAAATGTAGAGAAGTTTGTGGAATTGATTTGGTCAAACTTGCGATATGGATAAGAAAGAGTTACATCAGTTGATGTAGCACCAGCAATATAGTAGTAATCACCATCATACAATCCATTTAAAGCAGTATTTCCGGCAGCAACTTGATATCGTACAATATCACCAATATTGAATAATGTGCTGGCATTTGGAAGAGTAATTTTTCCGGTTGTAGCATCTACAGAACTACTTGCATTAAATGCAATTTTGTTTACTTCTTGATAAACACGATCACCTACTGCAAATCCTGAACTTGATCCAACTGTTAGAGTAACACGATCGTAATCAAGTGTTCCTACACCATTTGCAGAAATTAGATCTGTACCAATGAAGATGTCTTCTGTGTCACCGAGTGTACCAACATTAAACTGTGCACCAGATCCAAAGCTTGTTGTAAGCGGAATCGCTGAAGTATTAGTTGTCTGTGTAAAGAGTCTGGCATGTTCAGAAGCAATATAGTCACCACCGGCATTTGCTACTGTGTATGTAACAACTGTAGCACGACCCGTGTTTGCACCAGTATAGAATACATCAGTTTCGGTAAAGTAACCTTTAATTGGAACAAAAGTAAGATTACCAGATGAAGTACCAGCATTATGAGAGACAGTAAGAAGAAGACCCTCAGCGATCTTCTTTCCGGCACTGTCATAGCGATAGATTCTATTGCTATGTAAAAGTTCACTATTATTCGCTGTAGAATATTTTAGTGTACTAATAAACTTTCTAATATCATATACACCAACAGTAAGATTTACCGCAGTTACATTAGCAGAGATAGAAGAATCCGTGGATACTTCTAATCTTTCTCCAATTGGGAATGCTCCACGTGTATTATTAATTACAACAGTATTACCAGTACCATCTGCAGTAATACTCTGAATAGTTCCTCTGCCTACAATAGCAGAAGTATTTTTATATAAAACAGATTGATTTACAGCAAGCGTACCATTTTGATTTCTTAGAGTTAATGTGTATACTTGTGGTATACCCATTACTTTGCCGCCAATTGTTCTATCTTCAACCGTGTTGGCATAGAATGAAATAGTATTGCCAGTTGTATAGTATGTTGCAGTATTTGTAAACACGCCATTTACGTGCGAAATCATTATCGTGCCATTTGCACCAGTTTGATCTATATCAATAATCTTACCAGAACCGGACACCTGACCATTTGATGCATAGCGAGATAATGTTTGACCAATCGTTAGATTTGCAGTCGCGCTCGTAAACGTGGCATTTACAATTGGTTCAACTGCCTGTTCGAACAGACGAAAGTATTGGTCGCTGTTTGTATTTGCTACAACGTTATCAAGCGTAATTACTTTTTCAGAGATAATTGATTCTGAATTCAGTGTATATCCGTATCCACCATCAATAAAGATAAAGTCTACGATACCAGTTGCTTCACTAACAGACTCAACGCGAGCTAAACCGCCAAGTCCGTTTGAAGTTCCTGTGAATGTAACAATATCACCAACTCTAAAATCACGGCTACGATCTTGTAGAATTACACGCTTAACAGAACCAATGAGCTTTGCTCTCTTTGCTCTATCATAAACTGGGTTATTGTTGACATTTAGACCAAGCAGTTCGCCATTGTTAAACTCGCCTTGGCGTCCAGAGATATAAAGAATATCTACGTATCCAACCGAGGTACGACGACGAATAAACTTTTCTACGAATGCTTTGGCACCAGAAATAGCACCAATAATTTGCTTACCAACATAATCAACGTTAAAGCGCTTATGTGTAACTTCTAAATATTCTGGTCTTTCCCAGATACCATCAGACACACGAAGGATGTTATCAGCTGGATAACGTACTTCAGCAGCTGTACCATATACCAATTTGAAGAACAAGTCGATTGAACGTTCTGTGCCCTTGGAACGATACAGGTCAAGCGAGTTCTTAATCAGAAGTTCTTTGTTTGTAGCAGTATCAAACTGAATGTTTTTTAGATACTTTTCTTTGAATTGCAGAATAAAATCATCTACAGTTGTATCAATATCACGATAGTCTGGAAGTTTACGAGCTTGATAAAGAACGTTATTAGCAGTTTCCATCCATTCGAAATATGCTTTAGCAAAAGCAATAAACTGTGGACCCTCTTCCTGATAGAAAGAAGGAAACTGGTTCTCAACAAACGGAGAAATGATTGCTTCTATTTTCTTCATTATTCTCTGATCTGCTCGATTGTGATGTTCACGTCTGATTCAATGATATTTAATATCACGTTCTGGATGGCAGTAATATCACGCGATCTTGGCTCAGCATAGATCTTTAGTGATGTACCTACATAGTTTTGAATATTAAAGTTATTCAGTCTTACAACACCCGTGTCGTAATCAACAGTTCCAACGTCGATAATCTTCTTATGATTTGCTCCAGTAGGAGTTACAATTCTCATAAGACCATCACCATTATCTTCTAGAACACAGTTCTGAATTCCATTATATGTAAAAGCAGTTGATGTTACACCATGGATATCGACAATAGGATGCTCATCACCAAGCAAAGGAATTTCTTGAGTTAAAGGACACTTAAAATCAATTGTCAGATTCAATGGAACACCAATTTGTGGAGTAAGATATTTTACTAGATTAATATCTGTTTCATTACTAATAATGCTGGCATCTGTTGCATCAACCGCCTGAACAAGTTTTGAGTATCTGAACGTCTTGGCAAAGCTATTTAGATTTGTTGATGCATAATTTAAAATAGCATCAATTGCATAAGTACGAAGATCTTCTGGATTTAAACCTGTTCTGTTAATATTATATCGAACAGTACTATCAACCTTCAGATATGTGTAATCCGGAGTAATGAAGAGTGGTTCCATTGCAACCGAAGAGCGTGAACGAAGGAATCTTTTGTATTCATCTTCTTTGATCTTTGGTAGACCATCAACATCTGTCAGATCAACAGAAACAAAGATACGACCATATTGTGGAGGAGTTGCATCCTCACCACCGTATGCTGTAACAGCATTGATCTCTGGATAGTTGGCCTTCAATAGATTTTCATAGTCTTCTGCAGTCACTGCACGTTCTTGAGTTGTGAAGGCTCTTGGAGCATTGAACTTGATTGAGTTGAGATCTTCAGCAACTGCACCATCGGCTGCAGCACTAATTGTTGTAACAATAATATTTGCTTCGTTGTCAATACGTGATGCGTTAATAAATGTAAATGCACCATTTGGAAGCTCACCATTTGATACGCGATATTCAATAATTACAATTGAATTGTTTTTTGGTTTACGACCAACAACACCATCTCCAAATACTACTTCATAAGAGTCACCAATGGCTGGCTGTAAGAAAAATACTTTTGAGTTTTCATCGTGCCCAAATAACGAAGTTGCTCTTGTATATTCTTGAGTGACTGAACCATTGTCTTCAAGTATAGTTACAGCAATACTTGAAATATCTACATTTCTATTACTAATTCTATAGATAAGTGGACTGCTGTAGTTAATAACTGATGTATCACTCAGGTAGTTGCCTTCATAAATCGTGATAGTATCACTTTGGAAAGCACCATTTACTTTATTTGTAATAACTATGTTTTCATTTGTGCTAAATGTATAAGTGAAGTCATCAACACGAGAAATAAACGAAGTACCCTTTGGAATAACAATCGAGTTTTTATTTGTATCTGTTGGAGTAATTCTTAATTGAATTTTAGCAATTGCAGATGTAAATGATCTTGGAAGATAATTTAATTCTTTGGCGTGCGAAACTACGCTATCACGTAACCTAGCAGAGTCTAAGAACATTTCACTACCAATCATATTCAGATAGAATGCGTTTTGGTAGGTGTTATAAGCAAGAACATCGAGCAGAACGGATAAGTTACTACCCTCAAAATCATAATCTTTGAACTCATCTTGTTCAGTAAGATACATTTTGAGTGAGTTTTTATACTCGTTAAAATCAAGTTGTGATAAAGTAATACTTGAATTGGCAGCCATTATCGTGCTCTGTCTAAAGTTATGTTGAGGGCAACAGGAGTAATACTATTTATTACTTCAAAAATAATGTATACGTCGTAGTTATGAAGGTCTTCATTTGGAACAACTTCGACAGTTATTATTCGTGCACGCTTTTCGTATAATGTTATTGTTTCTTCAATAGCATTTTTTAATTGCATTGCAGTAATATCAGACATGTTTTCAAATAGTAAACTTCTGATTTTGCATCCAATATCTGGTTGAAAAAGTCTTTCTCCTGGCTCTGTAAGAATCAAATTACGTACAGATCTCTTTACAGAGTTTTCATTAGCATACTTTACTAAACGCTTGTTTTGTGGATGCGCGTTGAAGTTTGTATAGAAGTCACTATAATACGGCTTCTTGTCAGAAGCTTTATCCGTGCGAGTGATTTTATCAATACGTGCAGTATCTACCATCTATTTCTCTTTTAGTTTTATTTATTCTAAGTATCTGACTTCTACGCACTTTGGAAGCAAGTTCTCAATTAAACTACCAAAGCTAAAGATTGGTGGTAAGAGTATATTAAGTACTTCACATTCTGTCAATGGATTCTTGCCCGAAAGAATGTCAGCAACTCTCTTGATAATCTTGTAAATCTTGCCAACAA